AAGGTAAATATTACCATTTTACTTCTCTAATATCAACTCATCGACAAATTTGCCTTTATATTGATGTTCACCAACGTGGGTTATTTCATCTAATATATAAGCAAAGCATTTACCACCTATGTCTTTCCAGAGCTTACAAAAAGCAAAATCCTCCCCTAGGTAAGTTTTATTAACAGGGTCATGTAAAGTATCAAAGAAATTCCACATGTGTTTCTTCAAGACTAATTTACTGTTTATCACAGTGTTTTGACGTATTTCCCGTTCAGGGTATTTTTCAATTAACTTTTTAAAAACACTCCTTTCTATTAACATACATCCCGTGGGAGCGTGTGTAATTTCAATTATGCCATCTGTTAATTTAACATCGTTTTTATCTTCAACTTTCATAGGGTAGCTATTAAATATCTGTTCAAGATCCTCTGGTTTTTTAATTTTGCCTTGTTGTATTTCATCTAATCCTTTATCCCATAAAAAAGCTTTTAATGGGTACGGAACTGATATTAGCTCTTTCTTTGCCTCTAGCATTTTTAGTATTGTTTTAGCTTGAACATGAATATCCGAATCAATAAATAACATGTGGGTGCAATCAGACTCTAAGAAACCAGACACACACAAATTTCTTCCTTGCGTGACTAATGATGATTTTAAAATACAAAATTCTACATGTATTTTTTTCATGTGGCATAGTCTAGAAATATCTAATAAAGATTGTACATAATGTAATGAAACCTCTGAGTGACATGGAGTTGCAACATACAATCGAAAGGGTGAAATATTATTTGATTTTTTTTCTACCCATATAGGTTTAATTAATTCGTCTTCATCAAGATTTTGCACTTATAGCTCCTTCTAAAAAAATTTCCCACTCACCCCCCTTTTTTTTCCAATCATAAAATCTTTTAGCATGTAATTGTTGTGCATCTAAGTGCTCCTCTAAATAATCTTCACCTAATTGCTTACTAGCCATATCTATAGCTTGTCCAAATGTTTGTGCTAATTTTACATAATCTTGTGTGTAATTTACATACACTGGCCACTCAGAACAAGTTTCATACAAAGCTCCATAATTTGTACATATCATATAAATACCTGCTGCCATGGCCTCTAAAGCTCCTATGCAAAATGTTTCCTCCCAACAACTAGGATGACACCATATGTGATAATTACTAATATTTTCCATAATGTATTCATGAGGTTTGTATCCGATATAATTTACATTTTTTAATTTTTTAGCTTGATCAAACAAAGGATCATATTTACCTTTATTTACTTTTTCAAAATAATCACCATAGATTTGTGTTGAAGAATAAACATCTAATTCAATATTTGGATTTGTAACAAACTGCATTGCACCTAACATAACGTTTAATCCTCTCCAAGGTGTTGAGTTATATATTATTTTTATTTTTTCGCCCTTCTTATAGGGCTTACGTTTTGGAAAATTTTCTACACCATTTTTAATGACCATAGATTTATCTTGAGGTATTCTAAAATAATATCTAAATTTTTCATAATTCCAGTGTGAATTAAATATGTACCAGTCATATTCATCATGTCGATTTTGATCACCAAAAAATTCTTGTAAATTTGGTTGATCGTATGAATTCTTTTGCCAAAGTATATTTAATTTATCTTTCGCTAACGGAACTTTTCCTGGTATTGATGTGCAGATATTTACTTTATCTAATAATTCTTTTTTACAATATTTGTGTAATAGCTCTAGTTGTAGTTCTGTTCCGCCACGTGGTTTCATTCGTCTTTGGTTTTACCAAAAAGCGTAAGTTTAGCAACTGTAATTTCTAAATCTTGTCTAAAATCATCTGCGGTTGTATCTGTGTTTGGATCTGCAACGTCTGCATCAAACTCTGCTTTGTCAGCATAGACTTTACCTGTTCTTTTGTTTTTAACTATTTCAACAGCTTTCGCAGGTATTCTTTGTATTGCCATTATGTCCTCCCTTGTCTGTTATATTTCTTATAATCTCTTTTTTCATCTTTTGAAAGTTTTTTCTTATGTCTTCTTGGTCTTTTTTTAGGTTTAGGTCTTGGAATAAAATTTACAAATTTACGTTTAGCCATTCTCTTGTGATCTATCAATTAAAGCGTAACTTATTACACCTTGAATTTTGTTACTCCCCGTAGCTGCTTGAACTGTGATTGCATCTCCTGCCTCTAAATTTATACCTTGTGGTGAGGCATTAACTTGTGATTTAGCAGCTACATCATCTCTAAAAAATTCATACTCTGTACTTGAATCAGAAGAATCTACTAAGTTCATATTAACTAATATAGCTGAAGAAGCATCATTGTTTGCACAATAAACACTTTTTACAATTATTGTTGCATTTGATGGACAAGTCAACGCTGTGGTTTTACTTGTATCTGTTTGTTTAAATCCTTGATTTTTGTATTGTATGGTCATGATAAAAAATAATTAAAGGCATCTTGTTCCTCTTTCAAATCAAACTGAAATGAAAAATTAAGTTGATTTTTTAAAGTATCTAATGCTTCTAAAATTTGTCTTTGATTAGATTCATCGTATTCAGATTTTGGTTCTGGAATGTAAATATCTATTTTTGCCATTACCTCATCATCCCAAATGGAAGACCATAAATAAATTCTTGATTAATAAACTGAGGTGCTCCATATAAACTTCCTAAACCCTGATCCATCATATTTTGTGGTTGTATATTAGGATCTTGTAACAATGCAGCAATTCCTGAGCTATTATCTTGACCTGTAGACATGATATTTCCATCAGGGCCTCTCATAAAACCTTTTTTTAAATTACCAGCAGCATCAATAATACCTGCTGATCTATCTTGCATATATTGTTTATAACCATCAGCAGATCTTTCATAAAAATCAATACCTCTTTTAGGTCTTGGATCTCTACCACGTACAATGGCTCTATTTTTTAAACCTGAAAAATAATCTATATTTTGACCTAAAGTATAATCTCTAAAAGGCTTTAAAATATTTAATACTTGTCCCCCTGGAACTCCCATAGGAATTAAAGGCACTCCTTCTCTTCTTAAAACATCTAAAGTAGCTGGTGGGTTTTGTCGTAAAAAAGCAGCTTGTTGTTTACGTCCGATATCAGATGGTTTTTTGCTATCTTGTAAACCTCCACCAGGATTGTAATTTGGTCTTCTTGATGATGTGGTCGCCATTCCAGGTGATATACCTGTTTGACTTTGTTTTGCTGAATAATCTCTTCTACTCATTATCTTTGACCATCTGGTTGTGTATCAGCTCTAAAAGTTCCATATCTCCAACTTTGATTTACTGAAGTGTTTTCTACTCTTAAACTAGCAAATCTAGCTCTAGCTCTAGTATCTACTTTAGTCGTTGAACTATCTATTGTAAAGGGCCCCAGTGGAGATGAAGTTTCATTATCTACTGGAAAATCCTTTAATAATATTGATATTTTAGCATCTCCTGTTAAAACTTTAAAGTCTGGCACAAATCTTCTCATGCTTATAAAAAATTGACCATTACCTTGAATATCTAAATCAAAATCACCAGACTTAATGAATGAGGTTATTGCAGTTGACGTGCCATTTGCTGCAACTTGGTTAGTCCCTTCTTCATGAGAGTAATATGTGGAAGCTCCCCTAGTATTAGTTATACCTTGAATTATTGGAAAACTTGGCACTCCTGTTGCATTAAATTCAGTTGCATATGGATTATCGAATAATGTTGCATCGTAATAACTTGTTCTTGATAATGTGCCAGTTGTCCAAACATTTTCTGAATAATTATATGTCACAACTCTATCAATGTTAACCGAACCAGATTTTGGATAAAACCAATTTATCTCTGAATATAAAGTATTATATCCCGCATATACAATTTCACCGCTGTTGAAGTTTATACCTAAATTGTCACCGCCTGTAGTAAAAACAAAATCTTCTACTAAACATGGTAATGATTTTACAGTTCCATCATATACAAAAAATCCTCCTGCTTGGCCCATCCAGTAAACTGCTCCATCAACATATTGAATAGAATGTTGACCTATTGCACCACAATTAGATCCAACTTGTCTAATTGAAAATGTAAATGGAGGCCCAACAAATTGCATTACATAAGCAGCTGTGTCTGTTAGGATTAATATATAATCTTTAGCTTTTGCAGCCCCTACAATTCGAGTGCCACTATCTAATCTAAAAGTTCCAGCAGTATTTGTTGATGTTGGAACATAATCAGTTGCATCCTCCTGATCTGAAAATCTAATAAACAATTTATCTTGAGTTGACGTAGTGCCTATTGTTGTTTCAGTTCCTAATATAATTAAATGTCTATCTCTTTCAGAAACAATTGAGGCAACCGATGCTGTTGGTGCATTTGTTAGTGCAGCGGCTCTTGTTGTTAAAGCAGACGGGTTAGCATTAATGGGATTCCAAGAAAATGTTTTGCCATTTTTTGCAGTTGCAATTAGTTGCTGTCCAAAATTATCTAAAGACCAGTTTGCAGGTTCTAAAATCACAGATGACGTGCCCGAAGAAGAACCAAAACCAGTAAAATTTGATGCATCAGTTACTGTAGCACCATTTGAGTGTGCTTGTCCGTTCGAAGTGCCTGGTGTCGCTGTTCCGTTAGCTCCTCTTGTTATACCAGTCAAATCATTACTTGAAATACCGCTATAGGTAATTAACTCATTATCAATCAATACAACGCCCGATGTAGGTAAGTTCGCAACAGAGGTTAGTGTTATACTCGTACCTGACCCACCTGTTCCTGCCGTATCCGCATTCAAGGCTCCGTTTAAAGTTGTTTGCACAGGATTTAAAACTGTACCTCCATAAAGACCTGTACCAAATCCGTAACCAAAAGTTTGTGAAGCTGGGCCAAAGTCTACATATGGTTTTATAGACACTGCTCCGGCAGCTGTCATACCAGTGCCTGTTTCATTAGATGGCATAGTTATAACGACAGATGCAAATGTTGCAGACTGCACTTCAAAAACAATACCATCAAAATCAGATGTTGAAAAACTCGTAGCTCCTCCACCTGGCAATGTTACAGAGTCTAAAATTATATAATCACCTGCAACAAGATTAGTGCCCGATTTATTTATTGTAACAGTCGGAGATCCATTAACAGAGGTAAAAGTCCCTCCTGATATTGTAGATGCTAAAGGTGTTATGTCATAAAACGTATTAGAATAATAAACTAGTAAACATTTATCTGTTCCAATAGCAGCATAAATTCTACCGTCCAAGTCAGTCCACATGTGCTGATGTCTAGCATTTCCTGCAAAAGTTGATGTTGTAAGCTGTTGCCAACCACCTATTTTTTCGGGTAAGCCATATCTAAATCTTACATTATCTCCATCAACCCATTGACCCTCAGCTCCAGTTTCAGTAACTTGTTTATTAAATCCAGGTCTTATTGGTACACTTGTTAAAGGCATTCGAAATTATACCATATTCACTAGTTGAAATCTATTTCACTTCATAAACATTTGAATAGATATTCTAGGCATAATTTTACTAAGCACAGGATTAACTTTATGATCCATAGGTGCTTTTACTATAACCAAAGAATTACCTATTATAGGCAAAAAACCATGTGCTTTTTCATCAGCAAACATAAACTCTCCGCCCCAGTGAATATTCCATCTTCTATTTAAATAAAAAGTTGCCCCATAATCCCATGAGCTATCGCTATGCCAATTAATACCAGATCTATTTTTCATGAAATGAATTGTTGTGGTAATTTTTTTAATTTTTGGTAATTTAAAAAATGTATTATTTCTTACTAATTCTTTTAAATCTTCAAATGGTTTATACTGATTCACCTCGACTCTTTCTGGTGCATTTAAATTTTTAATTAATCTTTTATCCCAAACACCCTCAGATGTTCTTAAATTAATATTTTTTCTTTCTTTAATTATGGCATGATGAATACTTTTATACATGTTAAATTCTAAAAAATCTTGTATCCACCAAAGTTTATTAGGTATTGTGTAAACTAATTTCATTATTGAAATTTAATCTTTTGTATCATAACAATATGTATAATAAATTTTTATGAAATGAAAGCGTTAATGTAATGGATCATACGGAGGCCATCGTAGATATACATGGTATAGTTAGAGAACCTTTTATAAAAAGAATGATACCTTTTATAAAATATAAAGCTAAAAACCAAATGGAGATTAGCAACAAGGTAGATAAAAATGTAAGAAATGTTTTAGGATATAATCTTAAATCTATAACACCTACCGACACCTTTTATTTTAATTATGTTAGAAAAGAAATAGAAAGACTGTATTACTACTATAAAATAAAATTTCCTTTATTAGAAACAAAAAGAGTGGATCAAATAGATCTTTTAAAATATAAACCAGGTGGTAAATATAGCACTCATACGGATGCTAATTCTATAACACACAGACACATAAGTGTTATTATAAATTTAAATAATAATTATCAAGGTGGTCAGTTAGTATTTACAAATCAAAAAAATGAAGAGGTTAAAAAAATAAATTTACAAAAAGGATCGATAGTATTTTTTCCCAGTAATTTTCTATACCCACATGGAATATTACCAATCACTAAAGGTAATAGATACAGCATAGTTGCATGGCTACATTAAATTACAAAATAATTAAAAATTTTTTTGATAATAATGAATTATTATTATTACAAAAGTATTGTGATAAAAAAATTGAAGAGGGAAATAACACAATAGACGAATATTCTTTTTCTCCTAGTTGGTATGATGATATTTTAATGACATCTTTTTTAGAAACAAAATTAAAATTAGTTGAAGAAATCTCTAATAAAAAATTATTACCAACATACGCTTACTGGCGTTACTATGTATTTGGTGGAGATTTAAAAAAACATACTGACAGACCTGCGTGTGAAATATCTATAACTGCATGTATAAAAAAATTAGATAATTGGTCTTTGTTAATAGAAAATGCTATAATAGAGTTAGAAGAAGGAGATGCCTTATTATATGCTGGGTGCGTTCATAATCATGGTAGACCGGGAGTTTACAAAGGAGATGGACTAGCACAAGCTTTTTTTCACTATGTAGAAAAAGATGGAGTTTTTGCACATCATGCCTATGATCACTTTGCAAAAATTCACAGAAAAACTTATGCAGAAGGTGATAAAAAAATAAAAAAAAATTTAATTAAAAGTTATAGGAATAATAATGAATGAAAAAACAGTTGATATAAATAATTTTATAGGGGTTTATGATAATTACATAACTAACGAAGAGTGTGATAAAGCTGTTACATTTTTTGAAAATCAAAGCAAATTTAATAACACTTTAAATAGAAGTATGTCAGAACGTGCGTCCTCATTAAAAAAGAAAGATGAACAGTATTTTTCTCATGGTGGTAATATTCATATTTGGTGGCAAGAGCTTAAAACGATGATGGTAAATTATGATTTAGCTTTTCAAAATTATTGCACAAATGTTGGAGCAAAAGAGAGTTATGATGTAGATAATTTTTTATTTACAACTTTAAAAATACAGAAAACTTTACCAACTGAAGGATATCATGTTTGGCATATAGAACATGGTAAAGGTTTCGATAATGAAGCTAGAGCTTTTGTTTTTTCTATATACTTAAATGATGTAGAAGAAGGTGGAGAAACAGAATTTCTACATTTTTCTAAAAGAATAAAACCAAAAAAAGGTAGAATAGTTATTTGGCCATCAGGTTTTCCATATGTTCATAGAGGCAACCCCCCTTTATCAGGGGAAAAATATATTTTAACATCTTGGATGATGTTAAGATGATTAGAAACTTTATATATGTTTTAGACTCATTTTTATCTGAGGAAGAAAGTTCTATCTTAATAAATATATACAAAAGCAACAATTCATATAAATCAACAAGAGGTAATTATGAGGCAGTTATTCTCAATGATGATATTTTAAGAGATAATAAATTAAGTTTTTTTAATGGTAAAATTCAAAAAGTATTAAATGAGTACATATCTTTGTATCCAGAATTAAAATTTGTTTCACCCTTTTCACTTACGGAACTAAGGCTTAAATGTTGGAAGCCTGGTGATTACTTTGATAACTGGCATTCAGAGCACTCCTTAGAAAGTCCTCATAGAATACTTAATTTTATGATATACTTAACCAATCATAATTGTGGGACTGAATTTTTAAATAAGACAAAAATATTATCTAAAATAGGTAGGTTGGTAATAATGCCAAGTTATTTTACACATACTCACAGGGGTATGGTTTGTCCTGAGGGTAAAGATAGATATATATTAAGTGGTTATTTTAACTTTACGGAGTCGAGTAAGA